TGGATATCGCACGTTTCTTGTCGCCATCACCTGTACGGACAAATGTCTTCAGGCGAATTAATCCGACCAGATCGCAGTTGTCTGTGTAGTGTGGGATCGACTTCTTATGCATCCGCACCGTGTACCGTGCAAATGCATCCATGTCTGGCAGATCCATCGTCTCAGTGTCGGCGTGGCCAATGAAAATCACGTTCATGAATCTTTCGTAGGCAAGTGACCCAGCCCACTCCCTGATCTGCCGATGCTTCTCAGCAGCCGTGCTGTAGCCAGCGCCATAGCCGCCCCCAGCTTGGTTGATCGACTTTGCCTTTGGGTCAGCCGCCACAATTTCGCTCTCAATCAGAGTGGCCAATTGCGTAATGCTATCGATGACCAGTGTCTTGTGTTCGTGCTTCTCAGTTGCCAGAGCCTCAATCGCATCCAGAACATCCTGAGTTGATGTGGCCAGAGGAAACATGCTGACATTGTCATTCCCCTTCAGGCTGGCCGTGCCATCCTCAGTCCTGATAAACACAGGATTGGGAAACATAGCCGCCAGCGTGGTCTTACCCATTCCGCCCTCGCCAAACAGGGTGGCGATAATTGGACGCGACCCGTCTGGCTTCGATAGTGATTTAAGATTAATAGCCATTATAGCAACTCCACTTTAACGCCGATTTTACCCGACTTTGTTTCAAACGCAGGCGCAATTTTTGCCCACAACTTTGGCTCTTTCTCTGCCAAATAACGACACCCAATAGGATCAGCAGACACCACCGTCTTAATGGGGTAAAGGCTTTCATCGATTTTGGATTTAACTTTTTCCCACTGAACAAGGTCTAGCTTCCGCGTGACAGGCTGTGTCAGCGTGACCTTAAACTCTTTCAATTTGTGGGTAATTGAGCCTTCGTTTTTAGTCTCAAGAAACGCGGCAAGTTTCTCTTCAATCGCATGGCGCTGTGCAGTTAGTGCCAATTCCTCATTCTTTACGGCCAGCCATTCAGCCGCCAGTTCGTCAATATTAGTCATTGTCGTTCCTTTCTGATTTCTGCTTCTCTTCTTCTCAACAATTAAAGATTTACAGAAATATTTTTATATTGTAAAGCTCTATTTGCAACAAATGCAAAAAGGAGCAAAAAGTGCAGGAATTAATACCCCTTGATACGATACGGAACTCCCTGCAAGATCGGCGTTTAACCGTCGTTGCAGACAAGTGTGGCCTCTCGCACCCTACTGTAAAGGGAATCGCGCAGGGCAATGAGCGAATCAGTTTAACCACATGGAAAAAACTCAGCGACTATCTGAAAGAAGCGCAATGAAATTTTCAGTCGAAGACTACTGCTCGAAGCTAGGATGGTATCTAGTCACAATACCAGCAGGCACAAAGGGGCCAACTAAGTTTGGCTGGCAGCAGCCAGAGAAGGCCCTGTCTGATCCAGAAGAGGCGCGGAAATATTACGAGCAAAATCCCACCCACAATGTGGGCCTCTTACATGGAGCCAGTGGCACATGCGCCATTGACATTGATAATGTAGAACACACCAAGATGATCTTCGATGAACTTGGCATCGACTTCAGCCTGCTTATGAACTCAGCGCCACAAATCATTGGGCGCGAAAACCGTGGCAAGCTTCTCTTTAAGGCACCACCAGATCTGGTAACGCACAAGATCTCTTGGCCAGTCCAAGACGATCCACGCAAGACCGAAGTGGTCTTCGAGCTTCGCGCTGGATCTGTGCAAGATGTCCTGCCGCCCTCAATCCACCCAGACACTGGCAAGCCATATCAGTGGGCAGGCAGGTCAATCTGGGATGGCCTTCCAGATCTACCCCAGCAGCTACTCACCCTTTGGGTCGAGTGGGATCGCTTGAGGCCGCAGCTCATGGACATCTGCCCTTGGAAGAAAACGCCAAGCTTTCAGCCGCCAAACAAAACCAGACCCAAGGGTGACGGCACGTCAGTCATCGATACGTTCAACGCATCGCACGATATGCACACCCTACTTGAGCAATACGGATACAAGCGCACAGGCCAAAACAGATACCTATCGCCCAACTCAACGTCAGGTCTGGCAGGCGTAAAGCTATTTGAGGATGGCCGCGCATACTCTCACCACGCATCTGATCCATTTGACAGCGCACACAGCTTCGACGCCTTCGAGCTTTGGTGCCAATACGAGCATAGGGGCAATGTCAGCAAGGCCGTCAAAGACGCGGCGCAGCTCCTGAATGTCACCCAAGATCCCAACCACGAATATGACAAGGAGGCAATTGAGCATGGCGCAAAGGTTGCCGCGCAAATTATGTCCAAGCCAAAGGCATCTCAGGGGCCGCTAGATACTGTCCCAGAGCATCTGCTCAGTGTGCCTGGTATCCTGCAAGACGTGGTCAACTACTACACCACAACAGCCATCAAGCCCCAGCCCCAGTTTGCCGTCCAAGCCGCCATCGCCTTTGGCTCAGTAGCAATGGGTCGCCGATGGGTCACAGATCAGCGCAACTTCTCCAGCCTGTACTTTCTAAATATTGGCGAGACAGGATCGGGAAAGGAACACACCAAAACTGTACTAGAAGATCTGCTCGAACAGTCGGGCCTAGACGATCTTATTGGCCCAGCAGGGTATACGTCTGGATCAGGTGTCATCTCAGCCCTGACCAAAAAACCCGTACATGTTAGCGTAATTGATGAGCTGGGCCGTCAACTCAAAGCAGCAGCCGCCAAGGGTATGCAACACAAGGCAGACGCAATTACATCCATCATGGAGGTCTTTGGCCGCCAAGACGGCACCCTGCGTCAGGCTGGCTACGCAACAAACACCATGAAGTCAGCAGAAGCAGAAAAGCTGGAGAAGGTCATTAAGCGTCCCAGCCTGACCCTCGTCGGCATGTCTACACCATCAGAGTTTTTGCAAGCTATCGGGGGTGGCGATGTGTCTTCAGGGCTGCTCAACCGCTTTATTATTGTGCGCTCAGAAATCGGCGTCCAGATGTCTCAGGAAAAGCGCAGGTCGGCCATATCAGATCGTCTGGCAGTTTGGGCCAAGGAACACGCACACGCACATGAGGGCGACCTAAATGCAGGGAATATACATGACCTACCCCCACATCCAATTGAAGTGCCGTTTACTGTCGAGGCAAAGTCCATCCTGCGGGAGTATGAGGAGCGACTCGTTGCAGCCATCAAGAAGGAAACAGGCACAGGTCTGGAGGCCATGTACAATCGCTCCAGAGAAATATCAATGCGTCTGGCCCTGATCATGGCAAGATCTATGGGACAGGATGAAATCGGCGCGGACGCCATGCAGTGGTCAATAGAATACGTCGATTTTTACGCCAAGCAAACAATTGAGATGTTTAGATCCAGCATGGCCGAAGGGCCGTTTGATGCCTGCTGTAAGGCCGTCTATTCCAAGATCGAAAAGGCTGGACTTGGGGGCATCACAGAGAGCGAACTTACAAGAAGCTTGGGGGCCTTCGCAAACATGGACAGGCGCAAACGTGCGGACGTCCTAGAGGCCCTCATGAATGATCGGGGCATCGAGTGCCGCAATCAAAACGAAGGCGTAAGGGGCCGTCCTAGAATGGCCTTCTTCGCTCCACCACAACATTAAGGGAAGGTTAATGTAATGTACCAACGCAGACGCCATAACTCTACTGCCGTACACCACCCCAATACATTGGACGGAAGGCGGGTAGCAGCTCCAGTAACTTTACCAAAGGCACCGTGGGAAAAAACGGAAGTAGTAATAAGTTTAAAAAAGCAAGATCAAATGGAGGTGAGAGATGAATGATAACGTAGTAAAGCTAGACGACCACCGTCCGCATCAAGCGACCTATGTTGCCTGCCTTGCTTGTGGGAAAGATTGGGTGGCAGTAGCCCCCGCAGAGACACTACACTTTCAATGTCTAATTTGTAACACTTTAAGCGGCGTCAAAGTTGAACCGCAAAATGTAGATTTCTTTAACGCATTTATGAAACCAGTAAAGATCAAAGAAGACAGAAATAAACGGACGATGGTAATATTAAATGCAGAGCGAATGATACGGGAGGGTCTGATATGAGTGACCCCCTACTCGACCGCATTAAAGCACACCGCAGCGCACCCGATGTCTATGACCCCCCTACGTTCGAG